GGTACCAGTACAGCTTGGGCGTTATTGTTGCTGCAAGCTTTGGAGTCCGGTCAGCGACAAAGTTCTTTGGTAAGAAATGACGTATACAATGGAGAAAATATTAGCATGGCGAATCCTTCCAAGACTGATGATGCTGGCAATGACACTGATGAGTTATCAGGTGGTTCAGTGGTTCATGGCTCTAGGTGCGAGTGCAACGACCCAACAAACTGCATTTGTATCGACGGTTGTCGGGGCTATGACGGGGGCTTTTGCTGTGTGGATGGGTCACGAGTCAAGTAGCACTGTGGAATCTAAGTCTCGTGGCTCACAAAGAAAATAAAAGTCCGTGCAAAGGAATTTGTGTATTGGATAAGGAAAGAGTTAAGTGTATCGGATGTGGACGAACCATTGACGAAATAATTAGCTGGGGTAAAGCCAAATGAAATACAGAACAGAACATTTCCTAGATAAACTAATTCAACACGAGGGCATGGTGCTTACCGTGTACCAAGACAGTTTGGGGATAGACACTATAGGAATAGGTAGGAACCTCAAAGACAGGGGCATTACCAAAGAAGAACTGGAATACATGGACATCCCCAACATAGATGTAATCTACGAACACGGTATTACAGAAGCCGACGCTCGTTACCTTGCCATGAATGACATTCGTATTGTGGAGAACGAACTGTGTCGAGTTCATCCTTGCGTCGAAGACTTGGATAGTGTAAGACAGTTGATATTGATGGACATGGCATTCAACATGGGGGTTCCCCGGTTGTGCAAGTTCAAGAACATGTGGGGTGCAATCTACGATGGTAACTACGAGATAGCATCAATTGAGATGATGGATTCGAGATGGGCTAAACAGGTGGGTTCGAGGGCCGTTAAACTTTCGGACGCAATGAAAGCGGGGGAGTTCTAGGATGGCTGATTATTACATTATAAAAACAAATGATAAGAAGGGTAATGTAAAGTTTTCTCGCTATCGTGGCAAGTATGACCCAGACAATCCAAGCAACCAATATGATGGGGGCATGAGCAAAGCTAGAGCAGATAAACTTAAAGGCTCCGACAATAAGTCCGACAATAAAAGGTATAATAGCTTTTTTAGTAACTATAAAATTATTGATAAGACAACCACTTCAGCTATGGATAAAACTAAAAGCTTTTTTGAAGATGTGGGTGGTATGATTATGGGGGGAGCTAAAAAAGGCAGCTTTCTTAACATGAAAAAGTACGGGGGCCGTGTGCAGCCTCGTCGGGCTTCTAACGCAGGAGACAATCAGTAGTGCCACCTCGCAACCACAGGGACTGGGTTAAGACTCCCAAAGTAGAACACATCAGTTCGCTGATTTATTCTAGTCACGATATCTACAAACAGGAGCAGGAAAACATCTTCTCCAAAGTTTGGGTTCCCTGTTTCCACAAGAGCGAGTTACCGAACGAGTTAAGTTTTCGAACAGGGCAGATAGCAGGGCAGAACATCCTTGCTTACAATACAGGCACAGAAATTAGAGCCTATCGTAACTACGACATAATGCAGCCGTCAGGCACGTTCGCTGCTCAAGTAGTTACTTCTGAACCACGATTACATTGCGAAGTAAAGCATGGTGGTATGGTCTGGATTACCTTAGACCCCAATCCTACCATGTCAGTAGAGGAGTGGACCTGTGGTGCTTTTGATTGTATTGCGGATGCTATCGACACTGAAGAGATGGAAGTCTTTCACTACCACAAGGCTATAATAGATACAAACTACAAGCTGTGGCACGATACCAACAGCGAGTTCTACCACGATTTCATGCACTACTTTAATCGTGTGTCAGGTTTTAACGATGAATACTTTGCTAGAAAAAACATACCATTCGATAACGGACATGTTAATGTTAGCAGCTTCACCGTTAACTACGAAGAATACGATGGCTTTGAGGATAGAGGAGAGCTTAGTTTCCCTAACCTGCCACCCAATCAATGGTACATGGTTGACCTGTTCCCCGGATTTAATTTTAATCTTCGTGGTAGTGCTTATAGAAGCGACAGCGTTACACCTCTTGGGCCAAACAAGGTTCTTATTGAGTTTCGTGGCTATGGTCTTAAAAAGGATACCCCAAAGGAACGGGCGACTCGTATCAAACATCACAACTCTATTTGGGGTCCGTTTGGACGTAACCTGCACGAAGACCTTATCGGTGTAGCAGGTCAAGGAACAACAATGCGTGAGGGAACTGAACCTCGTAATATCCTACATGGAAGACACGAGAACGGCACTATCCACGATGAAATAGGTATGCGACACTATTATGCGGAGTGGAGCAAATGGATGGGCTTAGACGCGAGTAACTCTTGGCAGTTAGCGGCGTAGTTATGTTCTGTGTCATTGTAGCTAATCCGATTGAGGTGAGAGCTACTGTACACTCTACCCACAAATGGTTTTCTCAATGTCACGTAGCTATAACTGAGCATGGGTTCGACAATCCTGATGCAAATTGTTTCTGTGTTGAAATGGATAAAGAGAATGACTGATACAGAAAAGCCCGTAGCCGTTAAAATTACTGAAAACAGTTTTGAACTAATACTGAGAATACTGGGTAACGAGTTTATTGCTATCCGTATAGGTTCAACCAACTTTAGCGGCAAATTGATAGCAGGTAGTATACTGTTACTGTTCTTTACCTTCATGCTGCTAGAGGTGTTTGGTTTATCTAGGATACTGGGTATAGAATGATAGAATTTGTTTTGTTCGTATACATGAACTCTCAATTAATAAACAGAACTCAAGTATTTGAAGACATGGACAGGTGTCTTTATTTTGCCCGTAGATTGTCTAGTCAACGCCCTGTTCCATTACCAAAGGGGGGTAGTTCAAGAATAACCGCGATTTGCAAACCACAACCAAAACGAAAGTAACCTAATGATTGCAGAAACACTTGCAGGTATAGCACTTGTAAAAAGTGCCGTAGACGGTATTAAATCTGCGATAGGAACCGCTAACGACATTGGAGACATAGCAGGTTACATAGACAACCTGTTCGAGGGCGAAAAACAGGTACAGCAAAACCGTAACAAAAAGGCGGGTAGCGCAGGTTTAGGTGACCAGTTTGGTGTGGACACTGTTGCACGGGAGGTCATTGACGCTCGTATCGCTGCAGAGAAGCTCCAAGAAGTAGCCATGATGGTGGACATGAGGTTTGGTCCGGGAACTTGGAAAGGCATCGTAGCTGAAAGAGCGAAGCGTATTCAAGCTGCAAAGGAAGCTGCAGCCGCCGCCAGACGTGAAGAATTAAGAAAACAAGAAGAGATGATGGAGAATATTAAACTAGGAGCTTTGCTCACTGGTGTAGTTGCTATAACTATCGCGTTCTTTATATTAATGTTGTCCACGATTGCATCTGGTCTTGTTAATTAATTTTCTTGACTAAACTTCAAAATTCGTATATAATACTTTTGAAGGGAATACCATGAAACAACTTGCAATAGACGCACTACGTCATAGATACGAGGCACAGAAAAAAAGTGCAAAATATACTCTCACAAATTACTTCCAAAATCCAGCAGCTATTGGGGAGCATCCAGACCTTCTTGCAGAAATGGATAAGGCTCTTGGAAGCTGGGAAGAAGCAAATAGTAAACTTGAAGCACTGGATGATATCACGGATGACAGGTATCCGTCCCTGTTTGATTAGACAGCTAGGCTGGGCTTTACTCTCAATGGGTAAGCCCTTTACTTGTATTGGCAACTGGTTTTGGAAAAAACACCGTACAGTACTAAACTGGAACAAAAAGTGATACGCCATCAGTTCTTGAAGCCCATGCACTTGAGAAGGACTCAGTTTCTTCCCGTGTACAAGAAAGAAAACTTAAAACTTTTACGAACCTTACCCAGCGGTGTCAAACAATACAAACTAAGACAAAAGAAGAGCAAACCAACCCATGACATTTCTTGAACTAATAAATGCTGTTCTACGCGAAGTCAACGAAGTTGAGCTTACAACAATTGGTTCGAGCAGAGGCATACAGACTTCGGTAAAGGACTTTATAAACAAATCTCAACGTGACATCATAAACTCTGAAGTTCAGTGGCCTTTTACTATTGTATCTACTTCTTTTACCACAACTGCAAGCACAGCAGAGTACACCCCACCTGCCGCCGCAAAGACAATAGACTTTGATACGTTTACCGTTCAAGAGTCTGCGACCACTGCAGAAACTACCTTGAGGTACATATCATTTAACGAATATATTGAAAGCTTGAATGAAACCGACACTAATCCGTCAGGGGATAGTGAGGGGCTTCCTAGATATGTGTATCAAACACCTGACGAAAAGATAGGGTTATCTCCGGTTCCAGATGTAGCCACTTACACTATTCGTTACTATTACTATGCAACACACTCAGACATGGTGGCGGCAACAGACACACCTGCTATACCTGAGAGATTTCACGACGTTATCGTAAACCGCGCTCGTTACTACACCCACATGTTACGTTCAGATACTCAGTTCTCTCAGCTTGCACTACGGGATTACTCAGAGGGTTTGAATCGTATGCGTGTCGAACTTATTAACCGTAAGGACTACATGAGAGCCGTTTAATGCCAGATACTTCACTACAGAGTCCCTATGTTGTACGTCTAGGTGGTGGTCTGGTTCTTGATAAAGATACCTTTTCTCTACCTCAAGGGGCTGCAATACAGTTAAAAAACTTTGAACCTGACATAAACGGTGGATACCGTCGCATAAGTGGGTTTTCTAAGTTTGACTCTGCACAAGTTGGCAGTTCGTCCGGTACAATTCTTGGTGTTCACATATATAAAAACCAAGTGATTGTTGCACAAGGAACATCTGTATTTAAGAGTTCGGGTAGCGGCTACACAAGTATTGACACAGGCCGCACCAGTGCCGGAAGATATAACTTTGTAAATTACAACTTTAACGGCACTGACAAGATGATTATGGTGGATGGTGCCAACCTCGCATCCATATTTGACAACTCATCTGTAAGCGATATAAGTGCATCCGGCAGACCTGCAGACCCAAAGTTCGTAGAGATATTTAGAAGCCACGCTTTTTACGCTGGCATGTCTGCTACCCCTCAAGAACTTATATTTAGTGTCCCCTTTGACGAAGATGACTTTACAGGGGGTTCGGGTGCAGGGTCTATAAAAGTAGATGGTGTTATCGTAGGTATAAAAGTCTTCCGTGAAAACCTGTTTGTTTTTTGTGAAGATTCAATCTTTAAGGTAACAGGTTCAAGCCTCTCAGACTTTGCCGTAGTTCCTGTAACCAGAAAGATTGGTTGCGTAGACGGGTTTAGTATTCAGGAGATATCGGGTGACATTGTTTACCTTGCTCCCGACGGTTTGCGAACCATTGCTGGTACTGAAAGAATTGGTGACGTTGAACTTGGAACCATATCCAAACAAATCCAGCCCCGCCTAGATAATGTTACAACTGACCGTATATCATCTCTTGTAATCCGAAAGAAGAGTCAATACAGATTATTTTTTCCGGGGGATTCTCAAGCTGTAGGTTCTGCTTCAGGAGTTATAGGTGTTATAAAATCGGGTGTAGAAGGCGGCGTTGGATGGGAATACGCTGACATAATAGGAATGAAACCTGCTTGTTGTGCTTCAGGGTTTATTAGCGGGACTGAAACCATAGTTCACGGCGGGTACGACGGGTACGTATACAAGCAGGAAGACACATCGAAGTTTGACGGAACAAACATATCCGCTTTATATGAGTCTCCCGCTTACACAATGGGAGATGTTGGCATCAGAAAAATGATGCAAAGAATTATCTGGAACTATGAAAACGAGGGTCCGGTTGATTCAGACTTTCGCATCAGATACGATTTCGGTTCCACTAGCATACCTCAACCTAACCCTTACCCATTAACTATTGGTGGCTCTTCAGCCATCTACGGAACTAACGCATACGGAACAGCGGTGTACGGTTCATCAGGAGAGCCGATTGTTCGACAGAGTATTGAGGGTAGTGGATTTACCGTGTCTGTTCGTTTAGACGATGCGGATGGTGCCGACCCAATTTCAATCAAAGGATACCAACTGGAATTTACTCCGGGTGGAAGGAGATAAAACATGGCAGGTTATACCCGTCAATCAACATTCTCAGATGGTGACGTTATCACCGCTGCACATAGTAACGATGAATTTAACCAAGTACTTGCAGCTTTCGTAAACACATCTGGTCACAAACATGACGGTACGGCAGCGC